TCATCCATCGATCTCGATCCTTCCGAAATGTCCCGGCCCGAAGGTCTCGGACAGCTGCGCCACCTCCAGCGTCAGACCGCCCGTCGCGCCATCCTCTGCCCGCACCGCCGCGCCATAGTCGAAGGCCGGCGCCGTCACCTCTGCCTCGCGCCGGATCTGGCCGCCCACCAGCACCCGCACCAGATAGGCCTCGCGCGCCTCGGCCAGCGGCACCTCGACCGACTCCCAGCTGTCGCCGCCGATCCGCGTCCGCCGCACCCAGGTCAGCCGCCCGCCGCCCGCGCCGTCCGCCTGCCAGCGCAGGTGACAGGGCGCATAGGGGCGCAGCCCGATCCCCGCGAAGGCCTCCACCCGGTGCACCGCCAGCCCGTCGCCATAGCCGCGCTGCGCATCGCCGATCCGGTAATGCCGCGCGAGGTTGCGGGCCGAGGCTGCCAGCGCGATCTGCTCTGCCGCCGCGTCCAGCCGCACGACATAGCTGCCGACCGGCCATTCCCCGGGCATGTCGCCCTCGCTGCCCGCCTGCCCGCGCAGCCGCAGCGACAGCTCATAGACCCCGGGCGCCACCAGTTCGGCCCGCGCCGCCTGGAACACCTCCCAGCCGGCCGAGCCGCCCGGACCGATGGCAAACACATTGGCACCGTTCAGCACCGCCTCGGGCTCGGCCGAAGCCAGCACCCCCGCCGCCAGCCGCAGCCGCAGCGCCGGCCCCTGATCCCACAGGTCCGGCGCCGCCCGGGGCAGCACCGTCTCCGTCACCCCCACCACCGCCCGCTGCGCCAGCGTGGTGTTCAGCGCATAGCCCGCATCCGTGGCCGAAGACCAGCAGGCCACCGTGCCCGGCCAGGGCGTGGCCGTCACCGCCAGATGGGGGGCGTGGGGCACCTCCTCGCCGGTCAGCAGCGGCAGGTCGAGGAACAGCGGAAATACCGGCACCGGCGGCACGAAGGCCGTCGCCGTCACCCGCTGTTCCGCCTCGTCCGAGGCGACATAGACCCCCGGCTCCACCCGCACCGCCTCCACCGCGACGCGGCCCGCCGCCTCGGTCCGGTCGATACGATAGCGGCCAAGGTCCGCTCCGTCCGCCGCCGCCAGCTGCAGCAGGTCGCCCGGCCCCAGATGCGACAGCGACGGCGGCAGCGACAGCCGCGCCCCGTCCCGCGCCACCCGCGCCTCCGCCAGCCAGCGCTCGGCGATGGCCTGCGCCTCGGCCCCGGTCAGCGCCATCGCCAGTTCCGACTGGCTCAGCCCCGCCGCCGCGCCCTCGTCCGGCAGGATCGCCTCGACCGTCCGCGTCTCGAAGGCCCCCTGCGCCTCGGTGAAGGTCAGCCGCACCCGGCCCGCCGTCTCGGCCTCCGCGCCGCGCAGCAGGTCGAGCACCCCCTCCGCCTCGTCATCCACCGCAAGGCCAGGCACCGCGACCTCGGCATCGGCGCGCAGATGCGCCCGCATCCGGAACCGCAGCGCGCCGTCCCGTTCCAGCGCATCGAACCCGTGGGCCAGCATCAGCGGCTGCAGCGCCGCCCGCCCGGTGCCGCCGTCCGACACCGCATAGCCGCGCACCACGCCCCGCAGCCCCGAACAATCATGCGCCGCGACCCCGGCCGCCGCGCAGATCTCGGCCACCACCAGATCCAGCGGCTGCGAGGCCGCGCGCCCCGTCAGCCAGTGCCCCCGCGCCCAGTTGGCCCCGTCCGCCCAGGTCTCCTGATCGTTGGGGAAGACCGGGAAGGGCCGCGCATCCCAGGCCCAGACATGCGCCCGGCCCAGGTCGATCATCCGCCCGCCATAGACATCCGACAGCGGGTTGCGCGCCGGGTCGTCCCAATGGGCCAGCACCGCACGCAGATACTGCATCTGCATCAGGTCGTCCCGCCGCCCGTTCGAGCCATAGGGCAACCCGGATTCCCACGACAGCGCGTCGAGGAAGCGGTTGGGCTGGTTCGCGCCCTTGTCGATGGCCGCGCAGCCGAGTTCGGTGAACCAGACCGGCTTCGACCGCGGCACCCAGGGGCTCGGGCTGTCGACCCGCACCCCGCCGATCCGGTCGTGATGCGGGTTTTCCCACCAGCCGCGAATGTCCTTCACCCGCCAGACCCAGGGCTCGCCCATGCCATCGGTGATCGGCGTGCGGATCTGCGCGGCCCGGTGCTCCTCGGCGGCGTAATACCAGTCGTATCCCTCGCCGCCCTCGACATTGGCGCGCAGGTAGCCGAGGTCGTGGATCGAGCCCCAGCCCGCATCGGCATGGTCCGCGCCGTCACGCCAGTCGGCCAGCGGCATGTAGTTGTCGATGCCGATGAAGTCGATCTCCTCATCCGCCCACAGCGGGTCGAGGTGGAAATAGCGGTCGCCCCCGCCGGCATCGTAACCCGCATATTCCGACCAGTCGGCGGCATAGCCGATCTTCGTGCCCGGCCCCAGGATCGCCCGCACCTCCCGCGCCAGCGCCCGCATCTGGCTGACGGCCGGAAAGCCGTCGCCGGCGCCGCGGATCTGCGTCAGCCCCCGCATCTCGGACCCGATGCAGAAGGCATCGACGCCCCCCGCCGCATGGCACAGCCAGGCGTAATGCAGGATGAAGCGGCGATAGCTCCAGCCATCCGCGCCCTGATAGCTCACCCGCGGATCGGCGGCGCTGCCCGTCACCGCGAACTCGCCGGCCGCCGCCGTGCCGAAGAAGGCCGCCACCTCCGCCGCCGCCTGCGCGCTGCGGTCGGGGCTGCCCGCGACCCCCGGCGCCCGGCTGGCGGTGATCCGCCCGCGCCAGGGCAGAGCCGGCTGGCCCGGCGCCCCCGTCCACGGGTCCGGCAGCGCGTTGCCCGCCATCTGCTCCATCAGCAGGAACGGATAGAACATCACCGACTGCCCCGCCGCCTTCAGCGCCGCGATGGCCTCGGCCACCGACCGGTCGGCGGGGGTGCCGCCATAGACCGGCCGCCCGTCCTGCTGCGGCACCAGCCCCGCCGTCCCCCGCACCTCGCCCGACACGCGCCAGGGATAGCCCTCGCCGTCGCTGGCCTTCTGCTCGACCTTCGGGCGGATCGTGCAGGCGCCGCAACGCAGGTCGTCGCCGAACCACGACACGATCAGGCTGACCGACCGGCAGGCCGGCAGCTCCGCCTGCAACTGGTCGAGCGAGCGCAACAGGTCCGTCCGTTCCCCCGGCATGTGCTGGTTCACCGTCACCGCCGCCCCGGGCCCGGTGGAAAACCGCACCGGCGTGGTGGCCAGCGCATATTCCCCGGTCCCCGGCATCAGCGCCACGCCCCGCACCAGGGTCGAGGGCGCGGGCGTCAGATCGGCCACGCTCCCCGCATCGCCTTCCGCCGCGCGCACCACCTCGAAGCTGAACTGCGGCACCCGGTTGCCCCAGGGCGCCAGCTGCAGATCCTCGAAGACGACATAGGCCGTGCCGCGATAGGCGGGTGCCATCCCCGCGCCCTCCACCGCCTCGATGGCCGGATCGGGCAGCTGGTCCTCGCCGCCGTCATAGACCCGCAGCGTCAGCCCGTCGGTCGAGATCTCCTCGCCATCGGCCCAGACCCGGCCGATGCCGCCGATCCGGCCCGCACAGATCGCCACCGCCACCGTCACCGCATAGCTGTAGGCCGTGACCGTGGACGAGGGCGCGCCCTTGCCGCCCACCTCGTCGGTATCCTTGCTCTCGACGAACGGCCCCGACCAGATCACCTGCCCGCCAAGGCGCATCCGGCCCCAGACCTGCGTCACCGGCGCGCCCTCGCTGGCGCCGGTCAGGCGAAAGCGGTCCACCCGCCCGGTCTCGACCGCGCCCGACCCCTGCCCCAGCAGCGTCTGGTCGATGACCCGGCCCAGCGTCGCACCGATGGCCCGGCCCATCACCGCGCTCGACAGCCCGAGGATCGACCCGCCAAAGCCGGCGCCGACGGCAGCCCCCGCCGCCGCAAACAGGATCGTCGCCATCACACCGTCCTTTCGGGAAAGTCGAACCGCGCCGCGATCCGGCGCGCCCAGGGGGCGGACAGCGGGCTTTCCACCACGCCATGCCCCGAATAGGCATGCACGAAACTCGCGCGCGCCCCGGTTTCCGCCTGCAGGCCCAGATGCTTGGCCACCGCCCCCGCCCGCAGGCGGAACAGGATCAGCTGCCCCGGCACGGGCGGCGCCCCGCACGGCACCTCGCGCAGATGCGCCGCCGCCGCCCGCCACAGCAGCTCCTCCGCGCCCGTCTCGCCCCAGTCGGGCGTATAGGCGGGCACCGGCGCGGGCTCCGTCCCATAGACCTCGCGCCAGACCCCGCGCACCAGCCCCAGGCAATCCGCCCCCGCCCCGCGGACCGAGGCCTGATGCCGGTACGGCGTGCCGATCCAGCCCCGCGCCGCCGCCAGAACCGCCCCGCTCATCCCGCCACCTTCACCGGCGCCACGGTCAGCCAGTCCTCGCCCGGCACATGCGGGAAGCCGCGAAAATTGACCAGGTTGTCGAATTTCAGCCGGCAGGTCTCGGCCCGCCGGTCGCAGCCCGCCCTGAGCTCGACGCGGTCGCCCGGCCGCAGATCGGCGCGCAACGCGACCCACAGCTCCACCTCGCGCCCCGCCACCGTCGCGCGGTCGTTCTTCACCGCGCCCCACAGCCCCGCCGCCGGCCCGTCCAGCACCGTCAGCCGCCCCTTCTCGAACCAGCGGTCGGCATGGTCGGGCAGCGGGTCGAGCCGCAGCAGACCCTCCGCCCCCGCCCCGCGCACCGCCGCCTCCGCCCGGTAGCCCGGCGCCGACAGGTCCACCCGGCAGCGCCCGTCGCCCAGGACCGCATCGCAGGAGGCCATGAAGACCCGGCCCCCGCCGCGGTTCAGCGCCGCGCTCAGGCCCCGCAGCTCGGCCGAAAAGGCCCCGCCCGCCCGCCGCAACTCGCCCAGCGTGCCGCGCATCTGCAGGTGCCGGGCCGAGACATCGGCCCAGTTCACCAGCCAGGCCCGCAGCTCGGCCCCGTCATAGCGCCCCGCCATCACATCGGCCTCGGTGATCGCCGCGGCGCTCAGCGCGCCGCCCGCCTCGCCGGTATCGACGGCCAGCCCCGTGCCCTGCGCCAGCGCCCGCGCCGCCAGGCCGCTGCCGGCGGCGAAGACGATCCCCTCGAAGACCAGGTCGCGGTCATGGTCGGTGAAGCCCAACACCAGCCCGTCCGCCCGGGTCAGCGCCCAGGCCCGGCAGACAGTCGTGCTGCCCCCCGCCAGATGCGCGAACAGCGCCGCCGATCCCGCATCGCTCACAGCCGCACCTCCACCACCGGCACCTGCGGCGCCTCGCCCGCCCGGAAATTCGCCACCGACACCGCGATCCGGTCGGTATCGAACCGCACCGGCACGTCGAACTCGAACCCCGCGGTCACCCGCTCTCCGGGGCCGGGCGGCACGGCGAACTGCACCATGCCCGTCGCGGCATCCACGGTGAAATCGGCCGTCTCCACCACCGCCGCCCGGCCCAGGCCCACCCGCACCGTCCCCGCCACCGGCTTGGCGATCTCGCGCAGATGCGCCACCCCGCCCGAGGCATAGCGCTTGACCAGCCGGAACGCGGTCCGCGCCCCGTCGCCGATGCCGATCTCCTGATCCTCGTGGCCGATCGCCCGGCTGGCGGGGGCCGACCGGAAATCTGCCCAGTCCTTCCAGCGGAACCCGTGCAGCTGCCCCGACCGCGCCTCGAAAAAGGCCACTAGGGCCTCGAGGTCGTCGAGGCTGCGCAGCCCCAGCCCCGCGTCATAGCGCCGGCGCGATTGCGACCAGGGCGCGTTGCGCTCCTCGAACCCGTTGTCCAGCGTCACGATCTCCGTGCGCCGCTCCGGCCCGCCGATCGAGCCGAAGCTCAGGCTCGCGGGAAACCGCACCTCGTGAAAGGCCATGCCTCGTCTCCTGCCCCGCAAGACCCGCGCCGCGGGTCTTCTTGTCGGCTCAAATATCCTCAGGGGGGTCCGGGGGGCAGAATGCCCCCCGCCTGCCGCGCGGCGCCCCGGCCGTCAGCGCAGCCGCTCGCCCCGCGCCATCGCCCGCGCCAGCTGCGCCGCGATCTGCCCCTGGCTGCGGCGAAAGCCTGCGACATCGGGCGTCGTCACCTGCATCGTCACGTTGACCGCGCGCCCGCCGCCGCCCGGGCTCGCAACCCCCAGCCGACCGTCCGCCCCCCGCGACAGCGGCAGGATCGCCTCCGGCCCCGCCTCGCCCATCAGCCCGGTGCCCCCGCGCATGGGGAAATAGGTGGGGCGCGCGACGATCCCGCCCTCGGCGAAGGGCATCACCCGGCCCTGGGTGAACCCTGCCCCGTCGGCAAAGGCGAACAGGCCGCCGGTCAGGGCATTCACCCCCTCGGCCAGCGCCGTCCCCGCCGCCTGGGTCACCGGCTTCATCGCGATCGCATAGACGGCATCGGCCATGCTGCGCGCCACCGTCTCCAGCGCGTCGGACAGCTTGATCCCGTCGAAAACCAGCCCGTCGAAGGCCGAGCGCAGCCCCCGCCCGATCCCCGAGGACAAGAGCGACACCTCGCGCGACGTCAGCAGCAGGCTGTCCTGCATCCGCGCCAGTTCCGCCGCGAAGGCCGCAACCATCGTGCCTGCGCCGTCCAGCGCGCGGTCCAGATCGTCAAACTCCTCGCTCGTCATCCGGCCCCTCCCGCTTCGGCAGGCCCGGCCCGTCGGGCCAGAGCCGCGCCAGTTCCTCCAGCCGCGCCCGGGTGAAGGGCGCGGGCCCCGCCTCGGCCCCGGTCATCAGCGCCAGTTCCGCGGGCGTCAGCGCCCAGAACTCGCGCGGCAACAGCCCCAGCCCGCGCATCCCCGCCCGCATCAGCCCGGGCCAGTCCAGCCGCACCGCTGCCGGTCGCGTCATCCGCCCGCCCGCCGGAACACCGGGGCGGGCGCCTGCACCGGCGCGAAGGCGCGCGCCAGCAGTTCCGCCGCCGCCCGCGCCGCGCCGACCGGCCCGCCCGCCACATCCGCCCGCGCCAGGTCGGCCGCCGTCCCCTGCCAGCCGCCGCCGCGCAGGCCCGCCGCCAGCAGGTCCAGCACGTCGCGCGCGGAAAAGCGGTTGCCCTCGAACCGTTCGGCCAGCGCCACCAGCCCCTCGGCCTGCAGCGCCGCCTCCAGTTCCGCCAGCGCCCCCAGCGTCAGCTTGGCCACATGCGCCACGCCATCCACCACCACCTCGACCTCTCCGGCCAGCGGGTTCGCCATCGGCCGCTCCCTCACAGCGCCACGAAGCTCATCTCGCCCGCCGAGGCGAGCGTCAGCTCATAGGTGGCCTCGCCGTTATGGCTGCCGGCATAGTCGATGGCGGTGATGCGGAACGGCCCCTGCACCACGCCGAAATCCGGCACGATCACCTGGAACTGCGGCGCCTCGCCGTCGAAGAAGATCTGCCGCGCCCGCTCGTCGGTCGCCGCGTCGCGGAACACGCCCGAGCCCGAGATCGTCGCCGACTTCACCCCCGCCCCGGCCAGCAGCTCGCGCCAGCCGCCCGCGCTTTCGAGGCTCGTCACCTCGACCGTCTCGGCATTGAAGCTCAGCCGCGTGGCCCTCAGCCCCGCGACCGTCTCGAACTGCCGATCGCCCGTCAGGTCGAGCTTGATCAGCAGATCCTTGCCGTTCTGTACCGCCATCGCCCATCTCCAGTTGCTGGGGGTGCGGACCGGGGGCCAGCCCCCCGGTCCCCCCGGGATATTCGGATCAGTTGCAGGGGGCGCGGGCCTTCCGGACGCCCGGTCCCGTCTCAGTCCTCGATCCGGGCGCGGAAGGTCAGGTCGATGCGCCGCATCCGCCCGTCCTCGACCCGCCGCGCCCGCGCCCGGCGGAACCACAGCCCCGCGATCCGGCCCTCGGCCAGCGCCAGCGGCGCCGACAGCAGCGCGGCCGAGACCGCAGCCGCGACGGCCTTGGCGGCGGCAAAACCCGCCTGATCCGTCACCACGGCCACCGCGAAATCGTGCAGCGCCCCCGCCCCGGTCGCGTCCGAGGCGTCGCGCACCTCCTCCGGCCCGTGGCCGGCCCCGGCGGCGCTGCATCGTGGATGGCCACCCCGGCGAGCCCCGGATCGGTCGTCAGCCGCTGCCAGACGGCCGCCTGCAGCGCCGCCGCGCGCGCATAGCTCATGGCGTCACCTCCTCGCGCGCATGGCAGGTCAGCCAGCGCCCGGCCGCATCCGCCTCGGCCACCGCCAAGATGCGGAACACCCGCACCCCCTCGCGCAGCCGCTGGCCCGGCTTCGGCCGCGAGGCCGCGCCGAAGGGCGCCGCGCGCAGCGTGATCCGCCAGGCGGTCGCGGCGATGGCGGCCGATCCCGTCTCGCGTTCGTCGGCCGTGCCGGGAGTGAAGCCCGCCCAGACCACGCCCAGGGCCAGCCAGACGGTGGCAAAGCCGCCCGCCCCGTCGGCCACCCGCGACGGCTCCTCGAGGATCAGGCGGCGGTTCAGCAGCGGGCGGCTCATCGCCCGCTCTCCCGCCGCGCCCGGGCGGCCGGGCCGCGCCCGCCCAGCACCCGGACCGTGCGCCAGCGTTCGATCAGCGCCGTCACCCCGAAGGGCATCCCGCCGGGGGCATGGCCCGCCTCGTTCCGCGCCTCGTGATACTGCGCCGCCAGCAGCAGCACCGCCTGCCGCAGGTCGGCGGGCAGATCGCCCCAGCCGGGGCCGAAGCCGGCGGTGAAGGCGATCTCGACCCCGCCGCCCAGGGGCACCGCCGGCAGCGCCGCGCCCGCCGCCACCAGCCGCGGCCGGTGACTGTCGCGCACCAGCCGCCACTGCCCCGGATCGGCCGCGGTCGCCCCGCCGCCCGCGTCCAGCAACGTCACCGAGGCCACCGCCGCCACCGGCGCCACCGGCAGCGCCTGTTCGCCCGGATCGCGCCAATCCTCGATCCGCCACAGGAAATCCCGCGCGATCAGCGCCTTGGCCGTCCGCGCCTCGATCGCCGCAAGGGCCGCGCGCGGGTGGCTGTCGAGGATCGCCTCCTGCGCCGCATCGTCGGCAAAGCCGGTCCCCAGCCGCAGATGGTCGCGGAACTCGGCCAGCGGCAGCGCGGCCAGCGGCACCGCCGTCGTCTCTGTCAGGATCATGCCCGCCCCTCCTCGCCCCGAAAGCCGCCGGGCAGGACCATTCCCGCCCGGCACCGTCCCGGCGTCACGCGACGGCGAATTTCAGCAGCCGGATCGCGGCGAAGTCCGACACGTCGCCGCCCACCCGCTTGCTGGCGTAGAACAGCACATGCGGCTTGGCCGAGAACGGGTCGCGCAGCACCCGCAGGTCGGGGCGCTCGGCCACGGTATAGCCGTTGCGGAAATCGCCGAAGGCGATGGCATAGGCATCGGCGGCGATGTCGGGCATGTCCTCGGCCACCAGCACCGGATAGCCCATCAGCCGCGCGGGCTCGCCCGCCGCCAGCCCGTCCGACCACAGGAACCGCCCGTCGGCATCCTTCATCTTCCTGACCGCGCCGGCGGTCTTGGAATTCATCACGAAGGTCGCGTTGGCGCGATATTCCGCATCCAGCGCATAAACCAGATCGACGATCGCGTCGCTGGCATTGGTCTGGGCGAAGTCGCCCGCCGCCCCCGTCGCGACATAGCCGAGCGATCCCCAGCTCCAGCCCGACAGCGCCACCTTCGGATGGGTGAGAAAGCCCTTCGGCTTGTCCAGCCCGTCGCCGCCGATGAAGGCCGCGGCCTCGGCGCGGGCGAACTTGTCCGCGATCCGCCGCGCCAGCCAGTCCTCGATGTCGAAGGCGCTGTCGTCCAGCAGGCGCTGGCTGGCCTTCGGCATCGCCGACAGCTCGTGCAGCGGGATCGAGATGCGGTCGATCTGCGGCGTCGCCGTCTCGGTCAGCGCCGCCGTCTCGCTCGCCCAGCCCGAACCCAGCTCGGAATGATCCACCAGCACGTCGAAGCTGGTGGCCTCCACGTTCACCACGCTCGCGATCTGCCGCAGCGAGGCGGTGGCGCGCAGCACCCCCCGGATCGTGTCCGAGGTCTGGGGGTCCACCAGATAGCCGCCCTCCGCCGCAACGGCGGTGTTCAGCGCCTTGCCCTCGGGCGGCAGATGGCGCAGCCCGGCATCGTCGCCCGACCGCAGATAGGCGGCGAAGGCCTTGCGATGCGGCGGTTCGGCCTCGGCGGCGGCGGCCAGCGCCGGACGCTCCCAGGCGGTGCGGGCGGAAAGGGTCTTGCGGTCCAGCATGGTCAGTCGCTCTTCCTGTTGGGTCAGCCGGGTCTTGATCTCGTCGCGGAAGCCGCCGAAGGCCTCCAGAAAGCCGCTCATCGCATCGCTGGCGGATCGGGCGGCGGACAAGGCTCCGCCGTCCCGGGGCCCGCGTTCGGTCTCGGTCATCTCGTGTCTCCGTTGATGTGTCGGATCTCAGCCGGCCGACAGTTCGGCCCGGGCCCGGTCCAGCGCCGCGGCCAGCCGCGACCAGTCGCCGCCGTCCTCATCTGCCGCCGCGGCCTTCGCCGCCGGCGCCAGCCGCGCGGTGGCCAGCATCGGGAAGGTCACCAGCGACACTTCCCACAGGTCGACGTCCAGAAGCCGCCGCCCGCCCGCGGCCTTGGCCGCGCTGACGGTGCGATAGCCGATCGACAGCCCGTCGATCGCCCCCGCCGCCACCAGCGCCGCCGCCTCGCGCGCCCGCGCCACCTCGGGCAGCAGCCGGCCCTTCACCCACAGCCCGCGCCCGTCCTCGCGCACCTCGTCCCAGATGCCGATGGGCTGGCCGGGGTCGTGCTGCCACAGCATCCTGACCCGCCCGCCCCGCGCCGCCAGCCGCGCCAGCCCGCCCGCATAGGCGCCCGGCTCCACCACGTCGCCGCCCTGGTCAGTCTCGCCGAACAGCGAGGCATAGCCCGCCACCACCGCGCCCTCCTGCAGGGACAGCCCGCCCTCGGGCCGGCAGAACTTCACCTCCAGCCCCGGATAGCCCGGCGCCCCTTCCGTCAGGTCCATCTCGCTCTCCTCATGCCGGCCGCCAGTCGATCAGCGACTGCACCGCCTCGGTCAGGATCACCCCCGCCACGCCGAAGACCGTCATCCACAGCCGCCGCTCCAGCCCCTCGATCAGCGCCTCGATCCGCTCCAGCCGCTTTTCCACCGCGCTGAACTGCAGCGCCATGATCCGCTCGGTCGCCTCGAAGCGTTGTTCATGCACCTCGAAGGGCGCCTTCAGATAGCGCGAGCCGCCCTCCATCCGCTCACTCCCCCTCGGGGCGCGGCGGCAGGCCCAGCAGGCGGCGCTTCTCGGCCTCGGTCAGGAACTCCGCCGCCGCCACCCGCGCCCAATGCGCCTCGCGCTCCACCGCCAGCGCCGGCACCTGGTCGAGGTCGGGGCGCAGCGCCACCTCCGCGCCCAGGAAAGCCGACAGCCACCAGGCCAGCGCCGCCGCCACCCGCGTCGCCAGCGGTAGCACCGTCAGCCGGTAGAAGGCCCGGTTCGCCTCGGCATAGTTGGCATAGGTCGCGTCCCCCGGGATCCCCAGCAGCATCGGCGGCACCCCGAAGGCCAGCGCGATCTCGCGCGCCGCCGCCATCTTCGTCTCGTGGAACTCCATGTCCGAGGGCGAAAATCCCATCGGCTTCCAGTCGAGCCCGCCCTCCAGCAGCATTGGCCGGCCTGCGTTGCGCGCGCCCTGATGATGCGCCTCCATCTCGTTCACCAGCCGGTCGTACTGGTCGGGCGACAGCGCCCCCTGCCCGTCCGAGCCGCGATAGACGATCGCACCCGAGGGCCGCGCCGCATTGTCGAGCAGCGCCTTCGACCAGGCCGAGGCGGCATTGTGCACATCCACCGCCACCGCCGCCGCCTGCAGGGGCGCCAGCCCGTAATGGTCGTCCTGCGGATGGAAACCCTTGATATGGCAGATCGGGTCCGGCGTCCCCGTCATCGCGAAGCGATGCGTCCGCCCGCCTGCGGTATAGTCATAGGCGGCGGGCCAGCCATCGGGCCCGGGGATCAGGCTCACCCGGTCCGAGCGCAGCACATGCAGCTCCTCCGGCAGCAGCCCCGCCGCACCCCCCACCGCCTCGACATAGGCGTTGCCCGACAGCAGCAGCTGCGCCACCAGCGCCTCCAGCAGCTCCGCCCGGCCCTGCGCCGGGTTCGGCCGCTGGATCAGCGCCAGCAGCGGATGCGTCTCATAGCGCCGCGCCGCGTCGGAACAGACCAGCGGCAGCGCCGCCGCCGCCTCCGCCACCAGCTTCACGCAGCGAAAGCCGATAGGATTGCCGGTGAACCCGGCCCGCGTCAGGCTCGCCACGTCGCGCGGCGACCAGACCGCTCGCCCCGGCCCCCCCAGCACCCGCGCCACCACCCGCCCGGTGGCCGAGGCCTTGGCCTCCGGCGCGGGAACCGGCGCGGCGGCGGCCGGCGCCGCCGCATCGCCCCGGCGAAAGAACTGCATCATCCCGATCTCCTCGCGTCTCGTCCGGCATGCCCCGCCGACGGGGCCGCGCCCGGCCCGTCGTCCGGCCCGTCGTCCTGCCCGTCGTCCGGCCCATCTTCTGTTCGGAAATATCCCGGGGTGAATTGGCGCCCCGGCGCCAAGAGGGGCAGCGCCCCTCCCCCGGCCTCACAACCCGCGCACCCGGGGCCGCGTCCAGCCCGCCGCCGGGCCGATCATCAGCTCCTGCGCCGCCCAGACCAGCGCATCCAGCCGGTCGGGGCTGCCGCGCCCCTCATAGCCGCGGACCGACATCCGGCACATCTGGTCCTCCAGCGCGCCCAGCCCCCGCAGGTGATGCGCCCGCCCCTGTTCGTACAGCGCCGCCACCGGCTCAGCCCGCGCGGCCTTGCCCCGGCTCGCCCGCACCTGCCGCACCGGCGCCAGCGGATCGACCTGCCGGATCACCTCGGCCACCAGATCGCCGCCCTGGTTGACCTCGGCCACCAGCCGGTCGGCCCCGTGCCGCGCCATCGCCGCCAGCGCCGCCTCGGCCCATTGCCGGGGCGAGGCGGCGGCGAGGCTGCAATCCTCCAGCACCCACAGCCGCCACTGGCCGGGATCGCCCCGCATCTCGACCCCCGCCACCACGATCCCGCAGGCATCCGACCCGGCATGGCCCGTCACCGGCGGATCGACCGCCACCACCACCCGGTCCAGCGCCGGCGGCGCCGCGCGCCGACAGGCCTCGATCGTGGCCGTGGTCCAGAGCGCCCCCTCGACCTCCTCCAGCAGGATCCCCTCCAGCTCCTGCCGCCCCAGCCGGGTGCCGGCATAGCGCGCCTGCACCTCCTGCAGGAAACTCGACGCCAGATAGGCCCGGTTCGCCTCGGTCGGCGCATGGGTCGTCACCGTGGACGGGTTGGCGAGGATCGCCTTCAGCACCCCCACATTGCGCGGCGTCGTCGTCACCACCTGCCGCGGATGCTCGCCCAGCCGCAGCGCGAATTGCAGCATGTCCCAGACCTCGCCGCCCTTCTTCCACTTCGCCAGCTCGTCGGCCCAGGCCGCGTCGAACTGCGGCCCGCGCAGCGCCTCGGGCTCCTGTGCCGAATAGGCGGTCGCCGTCGCGCCGTTGGGCCAGACCAGCCGCCGCCGCCCCGCCTCCCAGTCCGGGCGACGGTCGGGGGGCGAACAGGCGAGGATGCCGCTCTCGCCGAAGATCATCACCTCGCGCACCTGATCGTGGGTCTCGCCCACCAGCGCCACGCGCCGCGCCCGCCCCGGATCGTCCGGCCGCGCGCCCTCGACCTGCGCGCGTACCCATTCCGCCCCGGCCCGGGTCTTGCCCGCCCCGCGCCCGCCCATGATCGCCCATGTGGTCCAGGCCCCGTCCGGGGGCAGCTGATGCGGCAGGGCCCAGAACTCGAAAATCCACGGCAGCGCCAGCAGCGCCCCCTCGCTCAA